CTACGCTGGTATCGGCTTTACTTACGACGCGCAGCGTGATGCTTTCATCGCACCAAAGCCTTATCCTTCATGGGTATTGGTTGAAGATACTTGCCAGTGGACCGCGCCTGTTGCAATGCCGACGGATGGTCAGATGTACGTGTGGGATGAAGCAACAACCTCTTGGGCTTTACCGGAGTAAGCGATGACAATCTTAACGGATATTCTCACCCCCACTAACATCCTTACTTCGACTGCGGATAATAGTTACACGGGGAAACAGTCCTATATTGGGTCGTCTAGTAAGATCGCGGTCGTGTTCAACGACGCGGCGGAGACGGTAACGGTGTCGGCGACTGCGGCAACAGGTACGATTAACTACGACATCACCACGCAATCTGTTCTGTACTACACCAGTAACTCATCAGGGAACTGGACGGTGAATTTCAGAGCGTCGAGCGGTACTAGTTTGAATACCGCACTATCTACAGGGCAGTCTGTTACGGCTGTGTTCATGGTGACACAAGGAGCTACTGCTTATTACAACAGTGCAGTGCAAGTCGATGGCTCGTCTGTTACGCCGAAGTGGCAAACTGGTACCGCTCCTACTGCAGGTAACGCGAGTAGTATCGATGTGTATTCGTACACCATCATAAAAACAGCAAACGCGACGTTTACTGTTTTAGCTTCGCAATCAAAATTTGCTTAAGAGCGCAACATGCCATTACTAAGCACAAGTGGAGCTGCAGCAGCTAAAGGGTTTGGAATGTTTATCGATCCTATGGCTAAATATTTTTTTGGTGGTGTTAGTATTGGTGGAGGGTATGGTGGTATTGCTCACAGTGTTACTACTATAAATAATAATGTCTACGTTTCAGGAGTTTCTGGCCAAAATCAAATAATAGCTTACGACTCTGTTGGTAATTTACTTTGGCATAAAAATAAGTCATGTGTGTCGAACAGTAATTCTGGAATAGTCGCAGACTCAAGTGGAAACCTTTATGTAACTACTACAATTTATGATGGTACAAGATACTACGCGCATTTGGCGAAACTAGATTCTTCTGGTTCATCAGTATGGCAAGTACGGTTTGGAACGACAAGCGATAACACTTACGTAGCTAATATATGTCGAACACCAACAGGTGTCGTAATAGTGGGTGATACAGTAGATTCTTCTAGACGAGCGTTTATTGCTAGTTATGATACTTCTGGAACGCTTTTATGGCAGAGAGGATTTGTTCTTAGTCAAGGAGGAACATACAACTCTGCTTATTTTAGCGGTGCCACTGCGGATTCTTCGGGTAATGTTTACGCAGTAGGGGCTGTTAGTGTTACGGCTGGCGGGCGTCGTGTTCTATATGTGAAATACGACTCTAGTGGCGCAATACAATGGCAATATGTAATGGGCGGCGGTGGGTATATTTCTACAGGTGTTGGTATAGCGCGTAGTTCTTCTGGAGAAATTTACATATCAGGGTATGGTAACTATAGAGCCGGGGGAAGCGTCGATTTTTGTATCTGGCGGCTAAATTCGTCTGGCACCGTTACATTTAGCGGTGCGGCGTTAGGTACTAATATGCTCGGGAGTGGTATTGTTATAGATAGTCAAGATAATGTTTATGTATCTGGGTTTGATAACAATACTAATGGAAAAATAATTCTTGCTAAACTTAACTCAAATCTATCTTGGCAGTGGATTAATACAGTAGCTCGATCACCTATAAATACTGATTCTTATGCTTACGGAATTTGTTTAGACGCAAAAACAAATTTATGCTTCACTGGGCATCAATCTACTGATAGTAGCAGCAACACATGGCGATATATGTTTTTTGGTAGAGTTCCGTCAGACGCGTCAAAAACAGGCACTTACACGTTGTCTTCAATATCTGAAGTTTACACAAATAGTTCCTTCTCCTACAACCAGTACTCGATCGCAGAGCCGACTACAGCAAATCTGGGCACTGACTACTCGTTAGGTTACACATCCTCTGCCTACACCATATCGTTATCTAACGGCACACAAACTATTGCCACTAAAATACTATAAAGGCGAAAACAATGACACTAAAAATAGCCGTATACGCGATCAGTAAGAACGAAGCGCAGTTTGTTCAGAGGTTCTGTGAGTCGGCCAAAGACGCTGACTTGGTGTTAATTGCCGACACGGGGTCTACCGATGAAACAGTGGAGTTGGCTCGTCAAAATGACGCTGTTGTTCATAATATCTGTGTGTCACCTTGGCGCTTTGATCGTGCTCGGGACGCTGCTTTGGCCCTGATCCCCCGGGAATACGATGTCTGTATCTCGCTGGATTTGGATGAGGTGCTGGAGCCCGGATGGCGTGAAGAGATCGAACGTGTATGGCAGGAGAACACCACACGGCTGCGCTATAAGTTCGACTGGGGTTGCGGCATATCTTTCTACTACGAGAAAATCCACCACCGCCATGGTTATCACTGGCACCACCCAGTGCACGAATATCCTGTTCCAGACGGACGGATCACTGAGGTCTATGCTCACACAGACAAGCTACTGGTGCGCCATTTGCCGGACCCATCAAAGAGTCGTGGGCAGTACTTAGACCTACTGAAACTGGCGGTAACTGAAGACCCGCACTGCCCGCGTAACGCGTTCTACTACGCCCGTGAGCTGACTTTCTACAGCATGTGGGGCGAGGCAGTAGTGGCACTGTTTAAGTACCTCGACAACCCCAAGGCCAACTGGCCTAACGAGCGGTGCTACGCCATGCGCTTACTAGGCAAAAGCTACGCCGCGCTGGGGGTCGAAGCGCAGTCACTTGCATGGCGGAAGAAGGCTTCAGAGGAAGCGCCTAATACCCGGGAGCCTTGGGTAGAGTTAGCAGAGTATTACTATTCGAAAGCAAAATGGCAAGAATGCTTGTCAGCCGCAGAGCAAGCGCTTACCATCAAAGATAAGCAAGCGGTCTACACCATGGACCCCTCCGTATGGGGAGCGAAACCTTTCGATCTTGCGGCAGTTTCTGCATATAATCTGGGCCTGTACGACAAGGCGCTCATGTATGGTGAATCTGCGGTGGAACTAGCCCCAGAGGACGAGCGGTTGTCATCTAATCTGGCTTTCTACAAGAAAAGGTGTAGTGATGAACTCGTCGGATCAAGCGACTGAAAGTGCGACAACAGTCGCAGCAAAACTAGGCCCCCCAGCGACAGTCTCGCTAGCAACAGTTATGGGTGTACAGGTCAGTGATCTTGTCCTGTGGGCGACGTTGATCTACACCGTCTTGTTGATCGGCCATAAGGTTTATCAGATATATAAAGACGTAACGCGCAAGGACGACACGGAGGAATAAATTGACCCGCTAACCCTTCTAGCCGCCGCCAACGCAGCAGTTGCCGCAGTTAAGAAAGGGTGTGAGTTATATAAACAGATCAAGGGCGCAGCAGGTGATGTGTCCGATGTGTTGAAAGACTTAAAGGAGCAATACGAAAAAATAACAAGCCCGACACCAGTACAAAAGCAGCAGTATCACGCTGAGGTGCAACGGGTGCAGGAGATAGCTAAGGCTGACCCAAACGATGTCTACACTGACATAGGCAATCAGTTGGGTACGTTGATGGACTCGTATGACGCAATCAGTAAGTTGTTCTTGAAAGAGCAATTAGACGCTAAGCAGGTGTACAAAGGAGATGAAAGCGTCGGCAGGCGGGCGCTGAAACGAATATTGATCACGTCGAGGTTGGACTCTATGCTGGCTGAAATTAGAGAGACGATGGTGTATAAAGCCCCGCCGGAGTTGGGGTCGCTGTGGAGCAAATTTGAGGAGATGTGGCAGCGCATTGTTGCCGAACAAGAGGAAGCCCACGCAGAAGAACTTAGACTGGCTCAGATAGCAAGATGGCGACGCAAAAGAAGAATAGCGGAAATAAGAGCCAAGGTAGTGTGGGTTTCGGCAGTGGTTTTCGTAGTAGCGTGGGCAGTGGGACTCCTATGGCTGACGACAAAAAGCGCGACGCAGAGGATGTCCCTTGGTCTTTGATCACGGTAGTGCTGGCTGTGATCTTAATGTTCTTTATTGTCATGCCCATCTTAGCGTTTATGTACTACGACATGTACTACGCTACCCAAGCGGCAATACATGAAGTCAGGAAGATGCGGGAACTGCGCAAGGAAATACAGATTGAGAGGATGTACGGACAATGATCACCCTCGCACAATTTAAGAAGTTCGCTCCCAACACCAAGTACGCTCAGCAATGGTACGACACCCTGTTTGGCCCCCAGACCGAATTGGGTGGTAAATCCCTCCTCGACGAATATCAGATCAATACTCCCAAACGCGTGGCGGCATTCTTAGCACAATGTTCGCACGAGTCGGGTGGATTTGTGTTTGTGTCTGAAAACCTGAACTATTCAGCGTCTGGACTGATGCGGGTGTTCCCCAAGTACTTCCCGACCCAAGACTTAGCTAATGCCTACGCTAAGAACCCCAAGAAGATCGCCAGCCGGGTATACGCTAACCGGATGGGTAATGGGGATGAAGCGAGTCAAGAGGGGTACGTGTACCGGGGACGGGGCATCCTCCAGTTGACGGGCAAGGATAACTATTTTTGGTTTGCTGCGTCCTTAGAGATAACACCAGAGCAAGCCGCCGAGTACTTGGAAACATTCCAAGGGGCGGCGCAGAGCGCATGTTGGTTTTGGGAGGATAAGAAGCTCAATAAGTACGCCGACGAAGGTGACATCAAAACAATGACATTGAAGATTAACGGCGGGTATATTGGTCTAGCAGATAGGGAGCATCATTATGAAGTGGCGCTTAACATGTTTGGCTCTGATACTCGTTTGGCTTAGTGGATGCGATCAGTACAGGTATCCTTGCCAGAATCCCGACAACTGGGAAAAGAAGGAGTGCAAGCGGCCTTACTGTAGTTCCACCGGCACCTGCCCTGACCAACTTGTTAAACCTGAAGATGCAAAGGTAGACAATGAACCCCCTAAAATTGATCAGTCAGTTTCTTGCACTCAATCAGGAACAGCACGATGCGGTAATTAAGTTCTGCATCGCCGTCACGTTCTGCTTCACAGTCGTGATGATGGTGGGCATTTCGCTCTACTCAGTGGTCTGGGTGACGCAACCGATGACGGGTATGGCCCCTGCGGACAAGCAGTTTTTCTTGATCTTGAGCGACATGTCCAAGTATATCCTTGGCTCTTTGGCGACGCTCTTGGCTGTGAAGGGTAAGGACGCACTGCCGATGTTCACCCCGCCCGGACTGTCTACCGCTGCGGAACGTGAGGATAAGCCGACCCCACCGCCACCAGCACCAAAAGCCCCCGCACCTACTCACGCACCGGTGCGCATGGAGCCTACAATTGATCCTATTAGTTCCCCGCCACCAGTAGTTACAGGTTATGGTGGTAAACCCGCCCCCCAACAACCACCTCACCCGGAGATATCATGATGCTACTTTACGTACGGATGGCAGTAACCGTTCTGCTAAGTATGTTCTTGGCCTTCCAGATTCATGCTGGGGAGACTAAGAAAGTTTGCCACGCCGAGAAAGACCGCAAAGGCAAAGAGGTGCAAGTTTGCCGCGAGGTTAAGGTTCACAAGAAGTTGGATGGTACAAAGGTGCCTCCCAAATGAATCCTTGGCTGATACTCGGCGCAGTCCTTGCGATAGGCGCAGCCGCTGGAGCCAGCTTCTTCGCTGGTGCAGAAAGTGGCCGCGCCGAGGTTCAGCAGAAGTGGGATAACCAAATGCGCCAGCTCGCTGAAGAGCGCGCGAAAGAGATAGAACTTACTCGGGAAAAAGAGCAAAATATGCAACTAGCTGCGGAAAATATCCGCAAGGAGAAGGAACGTGAGATACGCGATATTTCTGCTAGGAACTCCGCTCTTGTTAACAGCTTGCGCGACCGCCCCGAGCGCCCCAGTGACAAAGGTGCCGTGTCCGGTTCCACCCCCGCTTGTAGTGGAGCGTCCGGCGCGGAACTGGCAAGGCGAGATGGAGAGTTTCTTGCAGGGTACAGTGCCGACGCAGCCAAGCTCGCCAAAGCCTTAGAACTTTGTACGGCTCAGTACGAAACAGTACGAGCCGAACTCTTGAAAAAGTAGGACACACCATGGCAGCACTTGTTATCAAATCTTTCGCAGGAATCTCACCGAAGACTCCATCGCGATATTTGCAGGACACACAAGCGCAAGTGGCTATTAACTGCCCTGTGTTCTCTGGGTCGATTCAGCCGTTAGCCGATGTAAGTGCGTCTCTACTGACGTTATCTAAACAAACGATCCCGCAGACAATCTACCGTTACGGCCAAGATATTGATTCTGAGACTCAGTACTGGTTTAACTGGGGCTCCGATGTAGACGTATGCCGCAGCCAGATTGCTGGTGATGAATCGGAATGGACGTTCTACACAGGTGATGGCGCGCCTAAAGCGACTTACAACACTATTGCGCTGTCTAGTACTGACTACCCATCTGTATCCCGCCCGTTAGGTTTACCAGCGCCCACCACTGCTGTAACTACGTCGTTAGGTCCTTACGACCCAGCTACTGACCCAGCTGAAGTTTATATTTCTGCGGAAAATGTAGAGGCAGCTTCTGCTACTTACGGTGTTGATTACAGTTTAGACGACGGCGCTACTTATACAAACGTAGCTATTACAACTAATACAGCAACAGCTATTGCTACGGCATTAGATGCTGTGGCTACGCTGACTGCGACTGTTGTAAGCGGAGAAGTTTTAGTTAAGACTACTGCGACTGGTGAAACGGCTAAATTGCGTATACGCATACGCACGGGTAGCGAAGTTAACGAAAACAGTACGTTTACCTACAGCGGGTATGATAGTACTTTGAAGTATGGGCGCGCGAATACCGTTAGCACCCTTTATGTACTAGACCAAGAAATAAGTTCGTACGATGTTGGCAACAAGGTCGATGTTTCAATACGCACAAACGAAACTTATATAAGTGGAGACATTGCTAGTTTCCGCGTTAACAAAGAAGGACTAACTGCTGCCGATGTTGCTGGTGCGCTTAATTTCGGACAAATAATTTTGCCAGCTTCTGAGATTGCGGCGGTGCGCACTGGGCACTATTTAGATGTAGGTATGACTGTGGGCGGCTCGCCAACAGTTATTATGCGGCTTATAGGTACTACCAACACATACACCGCCGCTACCTTAGCCGCTGCTATGCAAGCAGAAGTAGATCAGGTTGCTGGGCAAGATGCCATTTATATTGGCGCGGTTGACAACACTATTGTTATATCTTCGGTACGAGGGGCAGTTTCTATACCTTCTTATGCTAGGTATTTAACTAATCCAGACCCCGGTGGGGTTTCGCCAGTCTACTCGGCCAACGCTAGTGGGTACATACCGTCTTCCGGCGGGAATAAGATTTTTACTGCGGTGGCTTATGGCAGTGTGCTTGTGTGCGACCCGCTGGCAAAAGGCACTGGTAACAACGACGCTATAAGTTACGCAAGATATGTCACGGCTGGCGGCGCGGTAATTGAGTCTTCTAAACAAACCATCGTTAACTCAGACTCTGCATCACCTGCTAGGGTAATACTTACACAAACCAATATTGACGCACTAGAAGACTCGTACCTATCTACTGTGACAAATGACGGTGAAGTTCGTAAGTTTGTATACAACCCAGCCACAGCATCAAACATATATGGGCTCGTTGGCGCTTCTGCTAACGTAGAACTATATGGGGCGATTTCTCCAATTGCCGTGGTGACTTCTGTTGCTACTGGTACGTCAGCTACCCTCCGTTTACGAGAAGGTAATTTTTCTACACAAGCCACTTACGCAGAAGTGTCTGGTACAGGCACCATCGCCGCGCCTAGTCTTACAGAATCGCGGGTTTATGTATATACGTGGGTAAACAAAGAATCTGGCTTTGAATTTGAGTCCGGTCCCTCACCAGCGTCTGCGATTGTTGATGTTCATGACAAACAGACTGTAACAGTTAGTGGGTTTGGTACCCCGACTTCAGGTTACACAGTTACTCATAAACGTATATACCGTACCGTAAACGGTGTTTATTTGTTTGTAACAGAACTGCCGCTTGCTACCGCGAATTACGTAGATTCGTTGGACCCAGATGAATTATCTGAAGAATTGCCATCTGCTACATGGACTCCGCCGCCCGCAAACCTAAAAGGGTTGATTAACCTGCCGAACGGCATCATGGCTGGATTCGTTCGACGAGACGTTTATCTCTGCGATCCGTACCACCCGCATGCTTGGCCTGAACAGTATGTACAGACGGTAGATTTTCCAGTTGTCGGACTTGGGCGTATGGATACAACGCTTGCTGTGTTGACAACCGGCACTCCGTACTTTTTG